TGTCACTGTCAAGATCGACGGCATCGCAGCGTCAGCCGCATCCGTTATCGCAATGGCAGGCACCAAGGTCATGATGTCGCCTGTTTCCATGATGATGATTCATAACCCGATGACCATCGCCATGGGAGACAAGGGCGAAATGGAAAAGGCGATCGACATGCTGGAGGGCGTGAAGGATTCCATCATCAACGCGTATGAGATCAAGACGGGGCTTTCCCGCGCGAGACTCTCGCACCTCATGGACGCAGAGACATGGATGGACGCACACAAAGCAGTCGAGCTTGGTTTTGCCGATGAAATATTGCAAAGAGCGGTAGCGGCAGTCACCGTCGTGGAGGAAGACGATGATGACGAAAACGAAACCGACGATGGCACCGAGCAGGAGGAAAAGAAAAAGCCCGCAGCGTCGATGCTGTTCTCTCGCAAAGCCGTAAACGCGGCGCTCATCAATAAGCTGCAGCACAAAGTGCAGGCGGCGGTAACACCCGCGCCCGCAGAACCCAAAGAACGATCCGTGAAAGACATTATGGATCATCTCAACGACATCAAAAAATTCATTTAACGGAGGAAAACGAAATGACTATTATCGAACTTCGCGCAAAGCGCAATAAGGCGTGGGAGGCAGCAAAGGCGTTTGCCGAAACCCACATGACCGACAGAGGCACCCTCTCCGTAGAGGATGAGGCAACCTACAACAAGCTGGAGGCGGAGATTTCCGACCTTTCCCGTGAGATCGCCCGCAGAGAGAGACAGGAAGCTCTCGACGCGGAGCTTGCAAAGCCCGTCAACACTCCCATCACCGAGAAGCCCATGAGCGGCAAGCAGGATGGTGAGAAGAAGACTGGCAGAGCGTCCGACGAATACAAGGCGGCAATTCTCAACGCACTCCGCTCCAACTTCCGCCAGATTTCCAATGTCCTTTCCGAAGGCGTTGACGCAAACGGCGGTTACCTCGTACCCGAGGAATACGACCACAGACTCATCGACGTGCTGAACGAGGAGAACATCATGCGCCGACTCGGCACTCGTATCACCACCAGCGGTGAGCATAAGATCAACATCGCCGCTTCCACTCCCGCAGCAGCGTGGATTGAGGAGGGCGAACAGCTCACCTTCGGTGATGCAACCTTCGACCAGATCATCATGGACGCACACAAGCTCCACGTGGCAGTCAAGGTAACCGAGGAACTTCTCTACGACAACGCGTTCGGTCTGGAGAGCTACATCCTCAAGAAATTCGGTATGGCACTTGCCAATGCCGAGGAGGACGCATTCATCAACGGCGACGGCAGCGGCAAGCCCCTCGGTTTGCTTGCAGCAGACGGCGGTGCCGAGATCGGCGTAACCGCAGCGTCCGCAACTGCCATTACCGCAGACGAAATCATCAATCTCGTATATTCGCTCAAGCGTCCCTACCGCAAGAACGCAAAGTTCATGTGCAACGACCAGACGCTCGCAGCGATCCGCAAGCTCAAGGATTCCACTGGTCAGTACCTCTGGCAGCCTTCTCTCCAGCAGGGACAGCCCGACCACATCCTCGGCTATGCGGTTGAGACTTCGCCTTATTTCCCGACCATCGAGGCTGGTAAGCCCGCGATTGCGTTCGGTGATTTCAGCTACTACAACATCGGTGATCGCGGCACTCGTTCCTTCGCAGAACTCAAGGAGCTTTTCGCAGGCAACGGCATGGTTGGCTTCGTAGCCAAGGAGCGCGTCGACGGCAAGCTCGTTCTTCCCGAAGCAGTCAAGCTTCTCGTTATGAAGGGCGCGTAATAACGGGAGGTGGCAGTGATGGATGAACTTCTGGCAAAGATCAAGCAAAACTTAAATGTGGATTACGAGGCTGACGACTCCTTGCTGAAGGACTTCATTGCTGCCGCCATCGGTTACGCAGAGAGCTATCAGCACAGGGCGGCGGGCTACTACACGGACAATCCGATGTCCGCCACCACCGAACAGGGCGTGAGAATGCTGGCATCGCACTTCTACGAAAGCCGCGACGGCAGCACAGGCGGTTTCTTCGCTGACAACACGCAGGCAGCGGATCAAGTATGGAAAGCAGTCAATAAGCTGCTCATACTCGACCGAGACTGGAAGGTGTGACATGAGCTTCGGAAAGATGAACAAGTTCATCGATATAGTGGTCATGCGGAAAGCAAAAGACGCGGAAGGATTTGCGACTACCGTTTACGATGTGGTGGCAAGCACACGCGCCTATCGTGAAGGCAGACACGGGACGCAGCGGTGGGCAAACCTCGCTGCGTTCTCCGAAGCGACAGACCTTTTCCGCTTCCGCAGGATCCCGAATTTGACGGTAACAACCGATCACATCATCATGACAGGCGGCGAAACCTTCGATATCACCAGCGTGGAGGATGTCAAGGGGCGCGGCATGTACATTGAAGTTCTCGCAAAAAAGGTGGTGGCAACCAGTGGCAAAAGCTGAAATCCAAATGCCCGAAGATTTCTTGCGCAGGCTATCCCAGCTTGGCGCAAAGAGCGATGAGATCGCAGAGTCGGTGCTGGAAGCAGGCGGTGAGGTGATGGAAAGCAGCATCCGAGCAAAGCTGCAGGCGGTGGTCGGCAGAGATACCAAGTATCCCAGCCGCAGCACAGGAGAACTGGAGCGATCGCTCGGTATGACCAAGGTACGCGTTGACAGAGACGGCAACCATAACATCAAGATCGGATTTGCAGAACCCAGAGCGGACGGCGGCAGCAATGCAAAGCTGGCAAACATTCTGGAATACGGCAAACACGGTCAGCCCGCCAAGCCCTTCCTCAAGCCCGCAAAGAGCGCGTCGAAGGCAGCATGCGAGGCGGCGATGAAGCAGCGTTTCGATGAGGAGGTATCCAAATTATGAGTACACTCGCAGATTTGAATACAGCACTTGCGACGCTGGGGATACCGCTGGAAACAGGCGTCTTCACCGAGCAGGCACCCGACAAGTACATTGTGATCGTACCGCTGACGGACACATTCGCAGTAAACGCAGACAATGCGCCAAGCTACGACGTGCAGGAGGCGCGGGTCTCATTCTACAGCAAGGGCAATTACACGAAAGACAAAAACAGAATCATACGCTGCGTACTGGGCGCGGATTTTGTGATCACAGGCAGACAGTACATCGGTTATGAAACAGAGACCGGCTATCACCACTATGTCGTGGATGTAGCAAAACATTACGAATTCGAACAGGAGGAAACATAACAATGGCAACCATTGGACTCGATAAACTTTACTATGCAAAGATCACCGAGGATGAGAACGGCAACGAAAGTTACGCTTCTCCCACGCCTTTGGCAAAGGCAATGACTGCAGACCTTTCGGTCGAACTGGCAGAGGCAACCCTCTACGCAGACGATGGCGCAGCGGAAATCGTTAAGGAGTTTAAGAGCGGTACGCTCTCCCTCGGCGTTGACGAACTCGGCGCAACCGTTGCATCCGACCTCACGGGCGCGGTGATCGATAAGAACGGCGTCATCATCTCCAGCACCGAAGACGGCGGAGATCCCGTTGCGGTGGGCTTCCGCGCAAAGAAGGCAAACGGCAAATACAAGTACTACTGGCTTTACAGAGTCAAGTTCGGTATTCCCGCGACCAACCTTGCAACGAAGGGCGACAGCATTACCTTCAGCACTCCCACCATCGAAGGCACCATCATGCGCCGCAATAAGGCTGACACCAGCGGCAAGCATCCTTGGAAGGCAGAGGTTACGGAGGGCGATACCAGCGTAGCAGCAGCTACCATCACCAACTGGTACAAGGAGGTTTACGAACCTACCTATACCGCAGCAGCCAATGAAGGAGGTACGACCTAATGACGAATGATCGCAGCGCGGTAATCACTATCGGCGGAGAGGAATATGAGCTTATTCTCTCCACCAAGGCAACCAAGGAGATCGCAGGCAGATACGGCGGTTTGCAGAACCTTGGCGATAAGCTCATGAAAAGCGAAAACTTTGAGATGGCGATCGGTGAGATCGTCTGGCTCATCACGCTTCTCGCAAACCAGTCCATCTTGATTCACAACTTCAAGAACAAGGACAACCAGAGAGATCTTCTCACTGAGGAGATCGTGGAACTGCTCACGGCACCGTATGACCTTGCGGGTTATAAGGAAGCGATCACCGAGGCGCTTTACAAAGGCACCAAGAGAAACATCGAAAGTGAGACAGACGCAAAAAACGTGGTAGTCGAGTAAACGACGAGGATCTGTTTACTCGGCTATTATATTACGGACTGGCACATCTCCACCTCACGATGGATGAGGTGGGACTAATGCCATTCGGACTGCTGCTCGATTTGTGGGAGTGCCACAAACAGTATTCTGGCATATCCAAACCGAAGCGGGAGTACTTCATAGAAGACATTATTCCCGACGGAATCTGACGAAGGGGGTGATGTAAATGGCAGAAAAATTCGGACTCAAGATCGGTCTGGAAGGCGAAAAGGAATTCAAAGCGGCACTGGCGGACATCAACCAATCGTTCAAGGTGCTGGGCAGTGAGATGAAGCTGGTCGAATCGCAGTTCGATAAGAACGACGATTCGGTCGAAGCGCTCACCGCGAGAAACGAAGTACTTGCCAAACAGATCGACGCACAAAAATCCAAAATCGAAGTGCTTCGGGACGCGCTGAAAAACGCTTCCGAATCCTTCGGAGAAAACGACAAGCGCACACAGGCGTGGCAAATCCAGCTGAATAATGCCGAAGCAGCCCTCAATAAGATGGAGCGCGAACTGCGTGAAAACGAAGACGCGCTGGACAACGCGGGCGACGGCATGGACGATGCTGGCAAAGAAGCCGACAAGATGGGCGATGAGATCGAGGATTCTGGTAAGCAGGCGGATGACGCAGGCGGCAAATTCGAAGGTCTCGGCACTATCTGCAAGGCAACCGCAGCCACCATCGCCGCAGCATTCGCAGCGGTAGCGGCAGCATCCGTCGCAGCGGGCAAAGCTCTGGTCGATATGGCGACCGAGGGCGCAGCATACGCGGACGATGTTCTCACTACGGCAACGCAGACAGGCATTGCCACCGACAAGCTGCAGGAGTACATGTACGCGGCGGAACTCGTTGACGTTTCTACCGAGACACTGACGAAATCGATGGCAAAGAACATCAAGTCGATGTACACGGTTGTCGACGTTTCGGGTGAAGCGGCAGTCGATATGGAAAAGCTGGCATCGGCGGAATCGAAGGCGGCAGACGCAGCGATCAACCTTGAAAAGGCGCAGATTGCATACGATGAAGCGGTAAAAGCCAGCGGCGCAGCGGTCGGAAAAGCATACGCAGCAGTCGAAGACGCAATGCTCGGCGTCGAATCCGCGCAGATCGCTTACAACGCAGCGGTGGAAAAAAGCGGTGAGGACTCGGAGGCAGCGCAAAAGGCAGCGGTCGCACTTCAAAAGGCGCAGAACAAACTGGCAACGGCGCAGGACGCATACAACACTGCGCTTGCCGAGAGCGGCGACGCATCGGCGGCGGTGCAAAAAGCGGCACTGGCTGTTGAGCAGGCGCAGTTGAAGCTGGCAGATGCACAGGCGGCAGTAACCAACGCATCGCAGCCCGTAGAACCCGCCATGAACGAAATGACCGAGGCATACAATAAGCTCGGTGTAGCCGTATACGATGCCGAAGGTAACATGCGCGACAGCGATACGGTTTACTGGGAGATCATCGACGCGCTGGGCAAGATGGAAAACGAAACCGAGCGCGACGCGATCGCAATGCAAATTCTCGGTAAGTCGGCGCAGGAACTTAACCCGCTCATTGAGGCGGGCGCGGAGCGCATGGCGGAACTGGGCAAAGAGGCACAGGAAGCAGGATACGTTCTCGGTGACGATGCGCTCAACGCATACGGCGCACTGGACGATCAACTACAGTATTTGTCGGTAGGTGCGGAGGCAGCAAAGAACGCACTCGGACAGGTGCTTCTCCCCGTGCTGACAGAACTGGCATCGGACGGCGTCGGGCTGCTCGGAGAGTTCACCAACGGCATCAACGCAGCAGGCGGCGACCTTTCAAAAATGGCGGATGTCGTAGCAGACATCATGCCGAAAATCATCGATGTGGTGATGGAGCATGTACCGATGCTTCTGGAACTCATCGTAACCATCGTAACATCGCTGGGCAAAGCCATCGTGGACAACCTCCCGATTATCGTCGATTCGGTATCGGAGCTTCTGTTCGTCATCATGGACGCGCTGGTATCAGCACTACCGCAGATAGCGGACGGAGCGTTGCAGTTGGTCATGGCTCTGGCGGACGGTATCCTCAACAATTTGCCGAAATTGCTGGAGACGGCGATACAGGTCGTATTGACACTGGTAAAAGGCATTACAAAAGCATTGCCGAAGCTGGTACCTACCGTTGTATCGGTTATCACGCAGATCGTAAAGATTTTGATAGATAACCTACCGCTTGTTTTGAACGCAGCACTGGAACTCATCAAGGCACTGGCACAGGGCATCCTCGATGCAATCCCGATTTTGATTGATGCGCTCCCCGCGCTCATCGAATCGCTTCTGGAATTCATCATGGACGCGATACCGCAGATCATCGAGGCGGGCGTCCAGCTCATCACCTCGCTAATCGGCGCACTGCCGACCATTATCGAAACGATCGTGGCGGCAATACCGTTGATTATAAACGGAATACTGACAGCGGTGCTTGGTGCAATTCCGCTCATCATTGACGCGGGCATTACGCTCATCACTTCTCTGGTGCAGGCACTACCGACGATTATATCGACCATCGTGGCAGCCATCCCGCTTATCATCGAGAACATTCTCACAGCGGTGCTTTCCGCGATACCGTCCATTATAGACGCAGGCATACAGCTGATAACATCCCTCATCGGCGCACTGCCCACGATTATAGAGACGGTAGTGGCAGCAATCCCCGTCATTATAAACGGAGTGCTGGAAGCGATCATGTCGGCAATTCCGCTTCTCATCGAAGCAGGCATACACCTCATCACATCACTGGTGGCGGCATTACCCGAAATTGTCATGACGGTGGTAGACGCAATCCCAGTCATTATCGAAGGCATTCTGGAAGCCGTTATCAACGCAATTCCGCTCATCATAGACGCGGGTATCACGCTGATCACATCGCTGATAGGCGCATTGCCAGAGATCATTTTCACCATCGTGCAGGCGATCCCCGACATCATCGCCAGCATCATCGATACGCTGCTCGGCATGATACCGATGATTATCGAATGCGGCATCAAGCTGCTGACCTCGCTGATCACGGAACTGCCGCGCATCATTATCAGCATTGTACAATGCTTACCCGACCTCATCAACGGCATCATAAACGGACTGCTCGGCAGCATCGATAAATTCATCGACGCGGGCATCAAGCTGTTCATGTCGCTGATAACCAACCTACCGCAGATTATCTGGGAACTCGTGAAGGCGATGCCGCAGATCATCACTTCACTGGTGAACGCGCTTCTCAACGGACTCGGCTCATTCGTCGATGTCGGAAAAAACCTTGTAAAAGGACTGTGGGAAGGCATCCAGAGTCTCGCATCGTGGATATGGGATAAGGTTTCTGGCTGGGCATCCGACCTTTGGGACGGCATTTGTGATTTCTTCGGAATTCACTCACCGTCACGAAAAATGGCGTGGATTGGTGACATGATGATGGAAGGACTTGCAGGCGGTATCGATGAAACGGCGGGAGAAGCCATCGACGCAGCAACGGATATGTCGAAGGATCTCAATAATGTATTCAACGAACTTTCCGCAGATTTGTCGACGGCACTGCCCGAAAAAATCGATGTGAATAGCAGCATCGCAGGCGCAGGAGGAACACTGGCAGACAGCGGCTTCATGCTCCAACTCAACATAACGAACTTCAACAATTACAGCAGTGAGGACATCACCGAACTGACACAGGAAATTATGGCAACAGCAGGCGCATACGCGCAGCGGAAAGGAGTGGTATTTGCATAATGAATTACTTTGAGTACAACGGAATACGCTCCTCGGACATGCACGTGCGGAACAGCAAGAAGACAATCTTTTCCGCACCCAAGTATGACCTTACATTTCAGTCAATCCCCGGCAGAGACGGTGACCTCATT